GTCGCACAGCGTCTGTGAGAGGCGCTCAAGCGTCTCGCGTCGAATTTAAAGAAGGCGCGCGTACCGCGCGTACAATAGGTTGTGGGACGGCGAGGTCACCACGATCAAAGCGATTGACCCAGTTCTCGCAAATAAAGGGTCACCGCAGGTACACAAGGGATGAACTTACGGTGGCACCCACGGCCAAAAAGCCGCCGTACGAATTTTATGTGGGCGATTAGCTCAGTTGGGAGAGCGCCTGCCTTGCACGCAGGAGGCCGCAGGTTCGACCCCTGTATTGTCCACCAAGTTTTGTTCTCTAGCATAACGGCAGTGTCACTCACTGTTAATGAGTAGGGTGCAGGTTCGAATCCTGCGGGAACAGCCAATGTCTTGTCGTTTGTTTCGTTAACAAGCGACCACGGATCACCGTGACCGCGAGGTGGGTGATACATAATTTTTCATTGTTGTCTTTAGGCTCACCTTCACAGGTGGGCCTTTTCTTTTGTCCGAAAAACGCAGATGGCGTCGGTGGACCAAAGGAAAGAGCAAGATGCGCTCCGATCCAGTACTGAAGAAATGGTACAAAAAAATAAACAAAAAGTTCTTCAAAAACCAACTAACCAATAACGTATGCGTGCGCTGGGCTAACGAGGATGACGACGGAGAGACTGCAAAGTTCGAAGAAAAATTCTTCGGATGGGCTGACAAAGCGAACGACAACTATCACGAGTACGTGATTGTGCTCAGTAAGAAAATGAATAAGCCCGCGTCCACCAGATTACTGACACTCAGTCATGAAATGTGCCACATCGCGTCCGAACTTAAAGACAACCACGGACCAGCGTTCGAGCAATGGCGACAGTACATCGCAGATAGAGGGGTTTTCAAGAAAGGGGCCTTAGTCAAGGGCCTAACCATCTTTTAAGAGGAGACTCAGGAATGACAGTTGAAACCGAAGTGAAGGAAGTTGTGGCTGAAGTTAAGGCCGAAGCAGAAAAAGTAGCAACCGCAGTGACGGCTGAAGTGGCGAAGGTCGAAGCCGAAGTGAAACCCGCAGTGAAACCCGCAGTTGAACACTTACTGCAGGAGTTAACTGCTGAAGAGAAACTAGCAATTCGTGAAATCGAGAACGAATACCTGAAGGCGCAGATCGAAATTAATCGTCTGTCCGTAATTACTCAGAACGCCCAGAAGAACTTCTCTACAGTCGTGGAGACTTTGAAAAATAAGTACGTCATTGATCCGGCGGAATGGGTGTTCGACAACATCGCCCTCGTATTTAAGAAGACACCTACGGTCGCTGCACCGCCAGTTACACCCGCAGCAAAGTAAGGAGCAACTTTGGAAGACTCAGATAACAAAATCCCAGAGCAGCCGGTACCGGTAAAAAAACCGGCTGTAACTGAGGAGCTGATTGTAAGGTCAGATGGCCGTACGATCCCTCAAGTTCGTAGTCATAAAAACGGCAGATTCGTAAAGCGCACTACACCCGAGAGTGAAGCCCGTGAGATTACAAAAAATTTCATGATGGCGTACGACAAAGGTGTGACAGGAAGAGCCAGTAAACGTCGCGTCGAACAGCATTTGGAACAAATGCACCAACTTTTGATGGAAAATTACCGTCAACCGCTGTACAACAGACTAGGCCGACCTGTTTACGATGAAAAAGGCGAACCAGTGCTTGTTGTTGACGCGAAAATCATGGCCGTGCAAGTACAGGCTTTCACTGCGTTACAGGATCGCTTCGTAGGCAAGCCTTCGAAGAGCGCCGAAGACCGCGACGCACAGAAATATACAGGGATTCAGACCGTTTTGGTCATGCCTAACATTGAAAATCTGCCAAACAAGGAAATTCAGCCAGAACGTGCGGAGTCACAGCTGAGACCTTCACCAGAGTTCATTGAAGCGGAGATCAAAGAGGATCAGAGAGAGAAGTAGGACTCAGAATGCCCCGAAAAAAACTCATAGAAGCTGAAGAACGTCCGTCGTACATCAATGCCGACGGCACCGCTGACATTAGCAAGGTGTTTAAGCACCAACCTAAGCAGATGGAGCTGCTCGAACTGCGTACGCGCGATGGAATTGTGTACCTCAGCCCTAAAGCACCGCAGTGTTTGAGTGTCGGCGGCATCCGTTCAGGTAAAACCGTGGGCGTTCTGATGTATTTCATCATGAACTACACACTCGCGTACGAGTGCTGCGATATTCTCGTGCTACGACGTACGTTTAAGGATTTGGAATCCGGCGCGATCGCCGATTTTAAGACCTTCGTACCGAAAGAACTGTACACCTACGATTCAACGAAGCACGTAGCGACATTTTACAACGGATCGCGCGTAGTTTTCGGTCATTGTCAGAACAACAAGATGCGTGACATCGAGCAATACCTCGGTCAAGCGTACCCGGCCATCCTAATTGACGAAGCCGGACAGTTTTCACCCGACGCGTGGATGATGCTGTATTCCCGAAACATTGTTAACGCGATGTGTAAACCCAACAAGCGCGGCCACTGGCCGGTGCCTTGCATTTGGGGCTGCACAAACCCTCTGGGACCGTATTACGAGTACTACCGCACTGTGTTCGTTCAGAAAATGCCTTGGGAAGCTCCCGACGGAGCGCGCAAGGATCACACGAACGGTACATGGTGGTCCAAAGAGTCCGGCGAGTGGGTCAACATTTATGATCCGGCGCTGTACGCGAGCCAACGTTCAACTGTTTACGATAATCCTGAGCTGCTGACGCGCGACCCCGGGATTATTGCACGTCTGCAGAGTATGCCGAAAGCCAAGCGAGATAAACTTCTCCATGGCTACGACGGCGCGGTCGAAGGTCAGTACTTTGACTGTTTCGATCCGTTCAACCACGTGATTGATCTGCGTGAGGACCCCGATGCGATCATCTGGCAACCTTGGCAGACAGTTTGGGGATCACAAGACTGGGGTATGGGCCACGCGAACGCTGCGTACCTGTTCACCAAAGCCATGGTCAAGACCCTCGGCAACGTTTACAAGCTGAAAACCGTATGTTTCAGAGAAACGGTAACGTCTGGTGGCAGAACACACAAAGAATGGGCGCATTTGTTTAAGCACATGTGCCGACTCCCGAGCAACAACGCTGGAGAAGCGCCGACTGCCGTAGTACCGAAAGCGATCTTCTTTTCTCACGAAAAATTCAGCAAACAAGTAACCCAACACACTCCCGCTGACGAATATTCGAAGGAACTTAAGGCGGTGGGACTACCTCCGGTAACGCGCGCTCGCGCGGCAGCAGGTGATCGTATTGGTTCGGCATCGTTGATCTATAACATGCTGAAAAACGGTGATCTCGTAATTTTAGACACGTGTAAGGATATTGTTAACGCCTTCCCGTCGCTGATGCGAGACCCTGACAACATTGATGACGTTCTTAAAGTCTCCACCCGTGGTGACGACTGCTACGACGCATTCAGATACGGCATTTACGGTATGTACTCTAACCGTAAGAAGCCGATCGAAGACGTTATCGAGGAACATGCTAAAACTCTTGACCCGATTGCAGCGCATTTCTATAGGTTGAAAATGTTGAACGCCAAACAAAATGAGAAGACGCCATTTGTGCAGAAGGAGCAGCCGGTATGGATGTCGAAAGCGGGAATGTAACTTTTGGCTTTACGATACGGCAGTTCTTTCGGGAGCTTTTCGGGTCTAGACTGACGGAGCGCCTAGAAGAGGATCTCCTGAGGTTGCGCTCTGATATGGAGCAGCGTATTCAGGATAAAGACAACCTGATCGCAGATTTGCGCGGCGATCGCGCGGTGTTGTTGGCTAAAATAGCGACGTACGAGATGACGATCATGCCGCACGCTTCGCGCATGGGTTCTGAGATCGTTGCGTATCAAAAACCGACAAAACCCAACTTTGCTCCGGTAGACATCCCACAGCCCAAGACGCGATGGGAGATGGTACAGGAAGAACACAACAAAAAGATTGAAAAAGAAATAGCAGACGAAGCAGCAGCGGCTGCCAAAGGATAAATTTATGGCCGAGAAAGACAAACCAGCCGGTGAGCTGTGCCATCTGAGCATTTGCGTAGTTGAGAATGGCTACAAACTCAGTTGTTCGTACGAATCTGAGAAAACCCTCAGCCAAAAAGCTGGATGGGTCCCGTGTCCCATGGGCGAGTGCAAAGAGTACGTAGAGAAAACCAAAGAGGCTGTACTTAAGCGCCTCAAAGAAGTTCTGTAAGCGGCTAAGGCCGAGGAGATCATAATGGCATTTCAATCAAAAGATGGAAAGTCCTTCGGGAGCCGTTTTGTTGCACGTAAGCGAGATTCGATGCATAGCGAGCCGGAGAACCAGACAATGGGCACCGGAGCACCGAAGAGTGCATCAGTACCTAAGGAAGAGCCTCGCACTAACCCCCAGGGAGAAGCTAAGTTTTCAGCCAAGATGGCGGGAGCGACCAACGACACCAGCGATACTCAGGCCAGCCCTGAGGGAGTTGACGCAGAGGCAGTCGCGGCAGAGCACGGTCCAGCCGTTAGCGTTACTACCCATCACGATCACAAGAACAACAAGCACAAAGTTGTCAGTCATCACCCCGACGGGCACATGCACACCAGTGATCACCAGAGCCAGCAAGACGCGCACGATGCAGCTGGGAAATTAGGTGGAACTGACAGTCAAAACGCTGGAGCACCTGAAGGTGACCAGATGGGCGATGGCGACATGTTCGGCAATGACGGCTTCTCTACGCCGAAGTTGGCGTAAGGAGAGAGCATGGCATACGAATCTAAAAGAGAGCCGGGTCGTAAGTTTGGTTCAGCGTTCAGAGGACGTAAGTTTGATTCTTACTCACCTGAACAACCGAAAGTGGAGAGCACTCCCGAAGAGCACAGCTCGGACAAGGTCAATCAATCTAACACAGGCGACACATCAAAGAACAAGAGTTCCATGAGTGATCATGTAGCAACCCCTTCGTCTACTGTGCAAGATCATGGTCCAGCGCACACTGTGCACTATCATCACGACCGAGAGAACAATAAGCACACAGTGACCTCGTTGCATCCTGATGGGCACTCCTACTCCAGCGAGTATGACAAAGACAAGTTGGCGTACGAAGCAGGTGGAGAACTATCTGCCACGGATGTGAAAAAGCGAGAGCATCCCGATCAGCAGGGAGCTGAGTCGGAAGAGCGCAATTACGAAATGCCCGATTTGGCATAGGAGTAGACCATGCCATTTGGATCTAAAGCACAGCAGCGTTTCGCGCACGCTAACCCTGAGAAGTTCGGCGGGGAAAAGGGGCTTAAGGAATGGGATCAGTCAACTGATTTCAAATCTCTCCCTGAGCGTAAAGGTAAGAAGTTCACTTACGCCTCAAAGAAGAAGTAACCTATGGAAGACTTGGCCGGAGAAAAACTCTATAAGAGCGCTTGGCATTTGCTGATAGCGCTCGTCGGCGCGTACGAGTTACGCGAAAGTAAAACCAAGTTTTCCAAAATTCTATCTGTGGGCCTGATCGCGTTTCATGCCGACGCCGCAATTTGTGACGCAATGGGGAAACCGACTCTGGCTCAAAGATTTTTCAGAACATTCAAACCAGAGGTACAACAGCATGATCGGCATGGCTCGCAAAAAGAAAACACACGAAGTAGACCTAGGCGACAAAGGTAGTTTTCATGTACACGAAGGCGGTTTACATGAAGCCCTCGGTGTCCCTAAGGGAAAGAAACTGACAGCTGCCCAGAAAGAACCAAAGCCCGGAGATAGTGAGCATGTAAAGCACATGAAAGCTAGCGCCAAAGGCTTCGCAGCAATGAAACACTAAATAAAGGAAGGGAAATCAATGGCAGACGAACAAGGCTCCATGCAGACCGATGTATCTGCACCTATGCCATACGCGCAACCCGAGAAGCCGGAGGACAGTCCTCTTGGCGTTCTAGCGCCGTTTGATTTCTCCTCAGAGCCATTTGCTACTCTCAGTGAGGATGCTAAGGGTGCGCTGATCCAGTTGGACATTATCGCCACCAAAACAGACGTGGCGGCACGCAGATTTGAAGTTGAGCAAGCGTGGGAAGCTATCCATTTCGATCGCGGATATCAACATTTGCTGCGTGGCAAGCGTGGCGGTTGGGAACTGCCTGGGCAGGCCTCAGGTTACGGCCCAACTTCCCAGCGTAACAACAACACCATCTATGACACTAACGTTTATGGTGCCAAAGGTGATATCATTGTTTCAGCGCTCTCGCGCGAAGTACCTAAGGTAGAGTTCTTCCCCGCCGACCCTTCCTACGGTCCCGACATTGTCGCGGCTGAGGAAGCTGAAAAGTTTAAAGAAGTGTGGGCGCGTAATAATAATTTGCATGCGCTACTTGTCGAGTGCGCTCGCATCTTTTGGAATGAGGATCGAGTTCTCGCGTACACGAGATATGAACTTAATGGCCAGCTTTATGGTTTTCACGGTGAAGATGGCGACAAAGCCCCAGTTGTGGCTGAAGACATTCTCAACCCGCCGGACGATACTCCTACAGGTCAGGAAGGTCTAGATCAATTTCTAGATCAGACCGAATCCCCTATCGATGAGAACCTAGAGGTTCAGGCAGGTGAGGATTCAGATACCGACGGTTTGCAAATTCAAGTAACGTCAAACCGAAAACCTCGCGGTAGAGAAGTGACAACGCTGCATGGCAAGCTGGATCACAAAGTGCCGATAGCGGTAGATCACTTGAAGGACATGCAGTTTGCTCAGTTATTCTGGGATCTGGATGTCTGTATAGCGAAAGCAAAGTTTCCGTGGATCGCTGACAAAATTAAACCGGGTGGAGACGGTCAGTCCGAAGTTGAGCTGGACCGTATTGCCCGAGAGAATACACGTCAAGCTGTGCTCGGCGCTTACGTCACCGGCGATTCGTTGCAACGTCACACAATTGTGAAGTACACATGGTTCAGGCCGTCGATGTTCATGGACGACAAAGTGAGCGATCTGACGCGCGCTGAACTGCTTGAAACATTTCCTGATGGTTGTCTGATGGTCAAGGCTGGTTCTGAGTTCGCGTTTGCGCGAAATGAGAGCATGGATAAGCATCTCGCCATATCGCACGCACTATCAGGCAAAGGTCAGAACCGTCGCGCACTGGGTACGACACTGATTTCCATTCAGAAACGTATCAACGACTGGGTTGACCTGCAGGATGACTTTTTCAAACGTACTGTACCTAAGAAGTGGATGAACGCCGAAGCGTTCGATCTCGAAGCTCTCAAAGGACAGACCAACGTCCCCGGCAGCACCGGCGGATTCCAACCGCAGCCCGGTCTCACCACCGCCGACCAGTACATTATGGTCGAGCCAACACCGCAACCTCAGGCGTCTCTGGCGGATTTCATCAAGTGGTTCATCACCACTCTATCTGAAGAGATCACTGGAGCGCTGCCGTCATTGTTCGGTGCGGCCACAGGTGAGAACACCGTGGGCAATGCGCAAATTCAGCGAGATCAAGCGCTGCAGCGTATCGGATGCCCGTGGAACAATATTCAAATGCTCTTTGCAGAATGCGCGCGCCAAGCAGTTGGTTGCGCTGCGGACTGCCGTGAAGGCCAGAAGATCACCCAGACGTTCAGTGGTATTGGTCCGATCACTGTCAACACCAGCAACTTGTCTGGCAACGTTCTCTGTTACCCAGAGAGCGATCCAAGTTTCCCAGAAAGTTCAGCACAGCGCGAAGCCAAACTTACATCCCTTGTGGACGCCAGCTCGAACAACCAAGCCCTAGCAGGATGGATTTTCTCCCCAGAGAATCTGCCAACTTTGCAGGCCGGTTTACGACTGAAAGGCTTCAAGGCCGCTGGTGCCGCATCAATTATCAAGCAGAAGTCGGAGTACGAGTTATTGTTGCGCTCCGGCCCAATGCCTAATCCAAAACTCATGCAAATCCAGCAAACGCTGGCCGAAGCAGCTTTGGATATGCAAAACAAAGCAGGTTTGGGATTACCGCCAGATCCGAAAGAACTGGCTACGGTTACCCAGATGCAAGCTATGGCGAAAACACTGCCACCGATGGTCAGCACCGTTCCTGTCGCACAAGACGAGAGCGAAGCGCATTCGTTGGAAGCTGCAGCTTGTTTTGAATGGCTTAACAGTTCAGAAGGTCAAAAGTTCAAGTATGGTACTCCAGAGCAACGCGCGGCGTTCCAGAACGTATCTCTGCACTGGTCGGAGCACGTTGCTATGGCGAAGAAAATCGCCGCAGCGAACGCTGCACCTCCCAAGCCTCCGTCAGAATCCATCAGCGTGGATGTGTCCAAGATGCCCGCGAACGTAGCAATACAGTCCCTGGCTAAAATGGGGATACAAGCTACACCCGCAGATTTTGCACAACACAATGCCGATCAGTTGAACCAAAAGGTTCAGGCTAAAGTGATTCCTGATGCAATCAAGGGAGAAAAACCTAAACCACCTCAAGCACCTCCCGGCGCGGCCCCAGGCCAGCCGAGACAGCTGAGGCGCTAAACCTCAAGGAGCCGTGATGGCTGACAAGAAGCTAATTGCGATCGTCCAGCGTCACGGCTCCACAGTCTTGAACGAGGACAACAAGTTTCGGGCAAGGCTCGATCCGCCGTTGGACGACAAAGGAAAGAAGCAAGCTGAAGAAGCTGCTGAAAACCTTAAGTCAAAAGATGTTGAATTAAAACGCATCATATCTAGTCCGCTATTGCGCGCAGTACAAACCGCTGACATATTTGCAGACCTGTATGATTTGGATGTGGAGCAGGACCGAGGGATTATCTCTTGGTCGTTAGGATTTCTCGCCGGTAAAGACAAAGACGAGTACGCTGACATTCTAGAACTTTACGTAGAGAACCCTAAGAAAGTCCCACCTGACGGTGAATCGCTCGACGATTTTGAACAACGTAACTTTGAGTTCTTTGATAAAGAACTGCGCAATGATGACAAGTTAACGCTCTACGTCACACACAACTCAAATTGCGTGGCTCTCAACAAAATGATTGATGAAGAATTCACAGGCAAAGCCGAATCTGACGACGTTTCGGTAAAGCCGGGAGGTACCTTGGGTGTGTACTTAGAAAGCGACGGTGCATACTCAGTAGAGATCCTATTCGGCCAAACTAAAGAGGCTGAATTTGGAACCTAAGACTCAGGAGTGATTCAGATGAATTTGGAGCAGTTTACCGACACACACATAGACACACCACGTGTGGCTAGGTTGCTCGCTGCTGCTGCCGCGCTAACTACCAGCGGGCACACACGCGAAGATGCGGTACACACAGTATTGAAACTGGAGCGCGAAGTTATCGCCGCGCTGTACGAACTTAAAACTCAGGAGACTCAAAAATGTCAGACGAAGCAGTAGACGTTATAGATTTTGCAGGACTAGACTCAGCCGCCGCAGCACCTGTGGTGGAATCTACGCCAGTTGCTGACGTACCTGAAGTCGATACGAACGTAGATACGCCCGAAGCTGACGCTGCGGCCTCTACTGACGCTGATTCTGCCAAGAAAGTTGACCCGGCTAAACCTGTTAAGCAGCAGTACAATTCTGACGGGTCTCCTAAAGAAGAGGCAACCACTGACGAACTCCCTGGTGATGAAAAGACGCCCCAGGAAATTCGCAAGGCGCTGAAAGCCTTCAAGGACGCTTCGCCAGAGAACGCTGCGATGGTTAAGCAGTTGCATGGCGCTTACGAGCGCTATTCGGCGTTCGCTAAAGTGTTCCCCAAGGTAGCTGACGCAGAACGCGCCAAAGAGTTCATTGATCTGATCGGCGGACATGAAGGGTACGAGACGCTGTCAGGTACCGTGGCGGCAGCTGAAGCTAGCGATGCGAAGCTGTACGACCCAGAGAAGAACGGAGAACTCATCAACGATGTTGTTGAGGATCTTAAGTCTCAGGGCAAACTTGGCAATCTGAAGTCGTTGACCAAAGCAATGTTGGACGCCGCGCGCGCAAACATTGCCAAGGAAGAGTTTGGCCCAATATTTGAGCCTCATTTTCTGGAGGGTCTGCGCGATGTGAAGTTCGGACCCGTGGTCAATTTCCTCAATAAAACCTTGAGTGATCCCGAACTCGATAGCGCCGACCCCGCTGTCGCCGGAGCCGCTGCTCTACGTGCTGTTAAGGCCGCTAGAGAAACAGCTTTGGACATGAAATCGTTCTACGATGACCTGGAAAACAAAAATAAACAGGCCAAGACCGAAGAACTTTCACCAGAGCGCCAGAAACTCAATGCCGAGCGCGCGGAGTTCCTGAAGCAGCAAGAAGAGTTCAAAACAAATCAGTCCAAAGAATTCCAGACGAACGTTGTCCGCGCCTGCGACAAGATGAACAACACGCTTCTTGGCAAGGATCTGGGACCATATCTTAAGATGCCGTTTTTCTCAGGCTTCACGAGAGAGAACTGGATTCCGCTGGGCAATATGATGAAGAACGATCTGTATGCTACTTTGAAGGCCGACAGCGCGTATCAAACGCAGATGAAGGCCCTCTGGTCAGCGAAGACCCCAGATCGAGCAAAGATCGAAGAGTACCACCGTTCCCGTGTGCAATCGATCGCGCCGGACGTGGTGCGCAACGCTGTGCAGCGCATGTACCCTGGTTACAATAAGGGTGGAGCTGCCGCAGGCCGCGTAGCCGCAGCAACTGAAAAGAAAGCTGCCGCAGCTAAAGTTGAGCAGAAGGCTGTAGCAACAGGTCAGCCAATTTACGTCGCTCAGAAGCCGTCCCGAGAATCTCTCGACATGGACCATAAAGACGAGAAAGGCAAGCCCGACGCAATCATGAACATGATCGCTGGTCGAGGTTGGCTGAAAGGCTCGGGCAAGTACGTCACGTGGAGGAAGTAATAATGAGATCATTCTTCCACGGTGAAACTGAAATTGAACAACTAACCAAAACCATCAAGGAGCTAATAATGTCAACCACAGCCTTAACCGCTGCCATAACTCAGTTGTCCACCGATATTGCAACCCTGGTACAGCTGGCTGAAAACAGCGTCCCGCAGGCGCAAGTGGATGCCGTGACGGCCACCGTGATCGCGTTGGA